TGGAATCCGAAGAAGCTACATAACATGCGGGTATTTTATGTTTTACATTATTAGATGTGATAATTTTAAAGTCTAAGGCTATTTCATTTCGTACACAAATAGCATCCCAAATATGTGACTGTTCACTTATAGGCTTAAAAGAAGGGCTGTTTCTAATATCGTTAGTAGTTCGTTGTACACCTTCTATTTGACTATTGTATTTACAGGCACTAAATTTACACCACACCACTTTCCCATAAGCTTCTCTCAAGTTTTCCTCTGTCATACCTTCAGGAAGGGTAGATTTATATTCCTTGGTGGTTTTTAGTGTTTTGCCCCCACGATTGAGGTAAAAGGTTGAGCGCTGTTGGTTATGCATTGTCATCTAATTCTGTCTCCTTAGCCCATAAAGCTATACACGCTGCGTCAGCGAAATCCTGTTCGGGGAAAATCTTACCCCACTTATTCTCAGCAAATTCCAATATGTCGGGTTTCTTGGCGTTTCCTTTTCCAATGACCTTCTTTTTCCATGTATTATTGTCAACGGCGGAGAATGGAATACCCGACCTATAGAGTGCATACTTACAAGTAGCTGCTACGGACGCAATAGCGATAGTAGCTTTGGCATTTTGAATGTATATAGCGGACTCTATTCCCGCCGTATCTATAGGTATTATACTAAGTTGAGCGTAAAATTCATCAACTATTTCATAAAACCTATCTTCTGCTAACTTCTTCTTACTACTACATTTTACCTGCTGTAACACCTCCTCATTTTCTCCTAAGAGTACCATGTGAATTGCTTTACTTGATGTGTCTATCCCAAGTGTATGCATTAGTTTCTTTCCCGTCTGTCAGAATCAAATCCGCCAGTTCGTACAGTAATCACTCTAGATATAGTCGCCACTGCGGAGGAGTACAACTTCAAGCGTCCTAAAGCCTGTTGATACATTGCTTCAATCTCAATGATATTACGACGCAAATCTCCTAGATCGTCGTTCTTGAGGAAGATTTCTCCTCTAGTAGACTCCTTAGTGGGGCGTTTTTCCCCCTTCATGTCATACTCTTTTAAGAGTTCAAAGGACATTACGTTATAAATCTCATCAAAGTGAGCAGACATAGCCCCTTTACGTGATTCTAAATCAGCCACATGTTGTTCAAGTAAGGCTCTGTACGCTCCAAAGTAAATGAGATACTTACCGATCTGGTCNGGAGTGGCTGTAATCAAATCTTTAAAGGTAGGAGCCTTATAGTCACCTGACTCAAACCCAGTTACAAACTCAGGTATTTCTAAAGTATCCATATACGATTTAGCTTTGGTTAGAGCGTCCGCTGCATTCCATCGTTTTTTCATCAGTCAACTCCTTTACATACACACCATGGAGGTCCCGTACATTTCCAGTCATCGGGTAAAGCTTCCTCAGACATTACCTCTTTACACATCGACACCATCTTACCCCATAGCTCCTCGTCACTCTCTATTCTGTACTCTTTCCAAGTTTGGTTATCTTTATTCTCATACAAAATGAAAGCCTCCTCATAGTCGGTACTATTCAAATAGCATTGAACTTGCATCATATGCTCTGGCTTGGGGGCCTTTAGCTTATCAAATCCTCTAGAATTAATAGTCTTTAATTCCACTATCCAATTCTTTTTCTTAAAATCAATAACAAAATCTATTCTCCCTGAAATAGGAAGAGGGTCAGTAACCAAAAAACTTTTTTCGTCCTCTACGTATAACTCAGCGGCCTTTAAATACTTTATAAACCTGTCTTCAAAAGAATTTCCTGTAGAAAACACCCTAGCTAACAAGGGGTCAATCTCCTGAAGGGGTAAAGGGTTTCCTTTTGAGTCTACCCCCCAATAGTGGTACCAGAGAGCTTTCTTACATTCCAGCTTTAATGCAGAAGGATAGAAGAATTTGGGCCTACTGGCTCGTGACGTGTACCCCATAACTTTATTGAGAGTTCTTGTAAGTACCTGACTCTTATGTACCTTCCCCTTTTTAGGAAGGCTGCTCGTCTCTATCTGTCCTAGTCCCGGCATAGTTCTCCTCCGCACCTTTCATAAGTATATTGAACTCATTTCTAAGCCCCGATATAGTAGTTTCTTTAAGATGCCAAACTCTTTGGTATCCCATTGCAGCTAACATATAATCACGCTGCTTATCTCGTTTCTTTAGATGTCCAAAAACCCCGTCAGCTTCCACAATCACTTGTAATTCTGGTAAATAGAAGTCTACGGTATATTGTCCTATATCAATTTGATATTGATACAACAAGCCGTTTTCTTCTAATACCCTCCTAACTAATTTTTCTTGTGGAGTGTGGTTACGATAGGGCAAGTCTGATAGCCCCAAATGCATCTGCATCGAGATTGAAATAATCTCTTACGTTAGCCCAGCCTTGTATAGAGTCCGTAGCAAAATAATCACTATAGTACCACGCACCCTTATTAGTAATTAGCCCCACACTCAATGCTTCTTTGAGGTAAGTTTCTACTTCATCTATACCACCCTCTAACCTAAAGGGGATATCTACCTGTTCCCAGCGCTCTCCACCAAATTTATCTTTCAACAAAGATGCGTTAATGTCAAAGCCGACTCGCTTCTGCCCATCTTTGATATAGGCTCCTCTACGAGTCTCAAGAACACCATGAGCGAAGAACTGCTGCCCTTTACCTCCCGGCATGGTTTCTATGGCTGATACGGGTCCCATGCTACCTCTAACTTGGTTGATAGCTACTAAGGTAGACCCATAACGAAGCATTGGGAAAAACCTAACTATAGCTTGGTTCCATGAACGTGCTTGCCACGCCATAGGGTTGTAGTTAAATATATCATCATCTTCTGTGATAGCCGTAGGTATAAGCCCCGCAATACTATCCACACCTACAAGAGTGATGCCAGCTTCTAGACACGCATATATACCTTCGTATGCTTGCTCTGCGTTGAGTGCGGGGAGGACAAGGACTTTACTGGGGTCTACTTTATTGATACTAGCCCACTCAGCGTCCCATGACAATTCTGTGTCGATGACTGCTGCCGTGCCACCTCGTTGCTGTACCTGTCTAATTAAACATAACATAAGGTAACTTTTACCTGATGACCATCCCCCAAACATAAGGAACATTTTCTTAGCGGGGATGCCCCCGTTAGTAATCTTATCTAATTGGGGGATTCCAAAGGGTATACGATCATAAGAGAAGAACTGGTCATCTCCTGCGAGAAATCCTAATTCCTTGTCATCAAGTAGCCCTTTGAATAATTGATCAGAATTGGGGACGGAGTTAGCTGGTTTACGCTTTGGCAATGGAGTTCCTATTCAAATATGCTTCTCCCCATGCCATGCATACTGCTGCACATTGTATAACTTCTTCAAACATCCCAGCACTTCGTTTTTCATACACCTCTCTAGCTACCTCTCCTAGTTCTTCAGTCAGAATAACTGTCCACTGTTCGTCGGAATTTTGGGTCTGATCACCCCACTTACTATCCTGTCGTTCTCGTTCTGCTAGCACAGCCTGTAATACTGTGGCTCTTGTCATTTCATTTACTGCCATATTTTATTCCTGCTCTTTCATTATGTAAGACACTTCTTGCTGAACCTTCTTGTAAACCTCTATGAAAACCTTGTCAAAGGTCTCTTTTGCTTCAGCTATTTGTTTTTCCACGTCTCCATCGGTATCAATATCATGAATACCGACTTCTACTTTTGCAGATTGATAGTTGCCCAGATTAACTGTAAAAGCCATGTTCTGTGATACTTTCATCATGCACTCCTTCCTTGTGAGTAATTACTCTATAAATTGTAGCAAATTCGTAGTGGGTTCGTCAATACTCTGCGGGGCGTATTCCACCTTTTCTGCCCATGACGGATTAGCCACTTCTATATCTACTTGTAGTGTCAAACCCAATGAGTTTTGTTCCATGATATCCTTTAGGTCGCCCACGACCTCATGGTATTCACTCTCATGTATTTCAAAGACCAACTCATCGTGAACTTGGATAAGTAGCCTTGACGGTTTATCTTTCAGGTACTTGACACATTCAATGAAGCGTTCAGTCACTACTTCTGCGGAAGTCCCTTGAATCAAAAAATTGATGCCCTTATACGCATTATCCTTATTTATCTGGTATAAACGCCCATATTTATTCCTCACTGTGCCAGTACGCTCAATAGATCGTTCTACATTAGTCTTGAACGCTTTGAACCCCGGCATGCGTTCTATGAAGTTGTTCTTGTATTCCCTTGCCTTTGTTCTGGCTATCTGTAATGTCATAGCCAGCTTCTTCTCTCCCATACCATAAAGAACCCCAAAGGTGATGGTCTTTACAAGTTGTCGATAAAACGAGAAATCTGGATGTTCTTGATCAATCCCATACGCAATAACTGCATTTTCTGAATGAAAGTCCACATTAGGTTTATTCAATAAAGCAGTGGCTTCAGTAGTATTTAGGTAATACAAAAGCATACGTACTTCCATCTGAGAGTAATCCATAGAAACCAGCTTGTAGCCCGGTCGGGGAGTTATGAGTTGCCTAACATGACATTCGCCCCCCTCCCCGATCATCTTATCCCCGCCTAAATATGACCACGCCTGTAAGGTGGCATCTGATAACGTGGGAAGCTTTTCAATCTTGCCCTTGTTCAAGGCAACCGCCTTTACACGTTCCCTTACCACATTAAAGTCCTCGGGGGTTTCCAACTTCTTTTCTGTAATATAAGTAACACTCGCCGGTATATTTTGCAGGTTAGGATTAAGCGACGATAGCCTACCTGTACCAGCTTGCCAATTAGAAAACGTAGAGTGTATCGTTGAGTCGTGTAGATACGGCTCTAGGTAGGTATTTTTCAACTTAGATAACGTTCTGTACTGCTTTACCAGCCCTGTAAATGGGGAGTCTATCTGAACTAAAGCATCTTCTGCCCAAGATTCTGTATGAGGCTCTCCTAAAGATTGGTGCGAACAATCCCCGTTCTTACACTTTGGCGTAAGCACAGGAGAATGAAGACCCCTAGGATTCATTATTTTACTAATATCAGGACCGGAATTAATATTAAACTCTTTTTCAGCATCTTCAAAAAGAATCGCCTGAATCTCTTCCATACGAGTTTCTATACGTAACTTTAGTTCTTGGGCTAATTCCACGTCTACGTTAATTCCCGGTCGCTCTATTTCTAATAAAGCCTTAGTTGACTCTAACATTAGCGACCAGATACCCATCTGTTTGGTATCTCGTATTTCATCTAGACAATCAACGTATAGTCTCCACGTCCAGTAAACATCCTTCTCGCAATACGGGCCTAAGATAGACGGAGGGGCTAGGGAAAAGTCTTCTCCCCATCCATTTTTTGTTATAACAGCTTTTGTTTCTATGTCATACGCACCTGAATCTATTCCGTATCTACGTATAATAGATGGAGTAAGACCTAACTTACCCACATTAGAGTGCTCGGTTAGGCGCACCATGACAAGTACATCAATGAGTACCTTATCTTCAACAGAGAATCCATCCTTCTCTAAAAAGGCGGCGTCAAATTTTAGGTTATAGGCATATATTCTCTTGGCGTTATTCAATACGGAAATGAGGTTTGGCAAATACTCTAACGGTAAGTTAGAGCCGAGGGGTTTATGTCGAAACGGAAAGTAAAAAGTCTTACCTTCCATAGTACCGACACCAATTCCACAGTTCTGATGTGTGCCAAAGCTATCAAGGCCGTTTGTCTCTACGTCTACAAATAAATCCTCGTTGCTACCAGTAAGCACCGACAATGCATCTTCAAATTGGTCCTTTGTTGTTACTACTGACAAGGCTCATCGACGCCTTCGGTCGGAGCGATTGTGGAACTCTGTGTTTCCCACTCCGTTTACCCATTCAGCGTTCATGTTATGTTTCAAAATCCAACGAGGTCGGTATACGCCACCCACCCTATCTTTAGGATTATCATCATTTGGGTAAGCTTCTAGGTATCCCACTTTTCGGGCATACTCTGGTTTACTACGTTCTCTCATCTCTCGTCGTCTGGCGGCCCTATCCATATTTTTCTTACCCATATTACCTAGCCTCATTTCCTATAAACCAATAGGGGGTGGTTACCCACCCCCTTTAAGCCCCCTACTCCCACGGAAGTTTTTCGACAACCTCGTTTTCGTTAGATTCCGACTGAGAGTCATCAATACTCACAGCAGAGGTTGGGACATCACCCACTCCGGATGATTGTCCTACACCATAGTTATCCATCATATAATCCCATGCTGAAGGGAGATCGCTTACTGTAGCTAACCTATCTTCAGGAATTTTAAGCTCTAACAAAGATTGTGCGGCAATAGAGTAGTTGGTATTTCTTCCTGCCCCACGACGCGTAACTTTGATGACACCCTTCGTAAGATCACCACCCCAATCATTATAGACATCTACAAGATCGTTATAGTATTGATCGTCTCTACCAAAGGGCAATATGCAGAACCTGAAATCCCCGACTTCCTCAACATAACGTTTGGTCTTACCGTCTGGTAAAAAGACCTCGTTCCAAGCCTCATTCTTCTTTACGGAATGTGCTACATTATGTATGTACGCCCAAAATCCAAAACGGTATGAGGGTCTGTTGCCTTCAGGTATGGGGCGAAGCGGACCGTCTTTATCCGCAAGAACTTTAGTCCAGCTTCCACTCCCATCAGTTTGCTGAAAGGTGTGAACCCAGAAACTATCCATATATGGGTCATCGTCTTGTCCAGATGCTACTGAAGTCAAAAATACTTGACTGTCTTCCAGCCAAAACTGCTCTCGACGACTTCCTCCCCCATCTCCACCTGTACGGCGGTTATTTCTCATTTCACCAATTCCCGGCATTATTATCTCCTTACCAGTAGTTCCTGTTGCTAATAATTTGATCTATTAGCCTTTTATCAGAAATTTCCTGAATATCCTTGTTACCTTCTGGTAACTCTATATAACTAATTCTACATGTGGGTGAAAGCTTTGTCAAACAATGTCTTGTTCCTATTCTTCCAGCCTCATCGTTATCTAAGCATAACACGATTTCACCAATTGGCAAATCCTTTAGCAATTGCGCCTGAGTCCCAGATATACTGGCTCCTAGCAATGCTACAGCGTTGTACCCCATTTGGTCTAACCACATGGCGTCTAGNGACCCCTCAGTTATACATACCATATTGGTGCCCCGAAGTAGGGGTTGCCCGAATAAAACTCTGGATTTTTTAAACCCTGTAGCATATACATATTTTGGTTGCCCGCCATCTACCCTACGAATTAGGTGACCCACATTAACGTTATCCTTGTCTAGAACGGGTANGGCTAACCCGTTTTGCNCTGTTATCCCACAAGAGAACCTTTTTAAGGTATCTACTGTGAAACCTCTGTTAAATATCCAATCCGGTACAAAGGATTGATTGAAGTCAAATGACATCTCTCGGTTAGCCTCGTCTGGGTCAACCTTCCAAATCAAGTCATCAAGTACATTTATATCAACTACATACGCAGAATTACCTATATACTCATCTACGGACTTGTCATCCATCTGCAAGTATTTTTTAAAAAAGTATTTTAAGTCTCCTCCGCCACACCCTGCGTAACAAATCCATTTACCTTTAACAGTATTTACTGAGAACGAATCATGAGAATCTCTGTGGAACGGGCATAACATCTGAGATTCCCCGTGAGGCACATTGAACCCTGCCTTTATCATTAACTCCTGCCAGTTAGCCATAGCTAAATTGCTGCCATATCTGTCTCGGTGATTAGACCCTGATTGACGTCCCACTTCAAAGTGGCTAGGTCAGAACCTAAAACCCCATCTCGAAACTTCTGGAACTGCACATCCCTTAGTTGGGGGAAATTTTCGACTAGGCACATNGACAACGCCACATCACTGGCTCGAATAAGAGCGTCCCCAAATGCAACTTGATTCGGACCCGGGGGTTGGAACAAGTTAGCCCCAGCTTCACGGGTGGCTTGTGTAGCAGCTACAATAGTCATATTGTTAGATAGTGCAAAATTCTTCAAACCATAGAATAAGCTATGACTTTGTTCCCATGCAGCACGGTCCGAAATGGCAGTAGAAACTAGGTACACACCATCAATGACACAGATATCTGGGTGATACTTACGTATAAGTCCCGAAATTCCAGACATAGATATACTATCCTCTCCTGAGATACTGTCACTTATCATAAGGTTCTTTCGATTATTACTCTGTAAAAATTTCTTATACACATCTACGTCCATTTGTGAACCTGTTCGAATCGCATGGTGGGATAACTTTATACCCATCATGTTTGACATTACTACATCTACTCTCATTCCTATTGATTGCTTAGGCATCTCAGGGGAAATTAGTAGGGTTTTCTTACCCTGAAGGGCAGCTTCACAGGCAATTTTTACACATAACCATGTCTTACCCACCGTGGGTCTTGCAAAGAATGACACCAACTCTCCGGGTTGCCACCCCATTCCGGTAGCATTTATGGTTCTAAATGGTGTACGTATGCCTATCATACCCTCACCAAGAGTACGCTTCTCTACTCTATCTTCATACTCTGCAAGCCTATGTATTTCTCCATCGTCATATTGAGAGACGTCTTCATCGTAACCTACCTCAACATCTGCTAGAGAGTTAACTATAGAAGTTAAAGCCGATTTCGGATTAGACGAAAGTAGGTTTTTATTGTCGGCAAAGGATTTAATCACCTGCCTAAATAAAACTTGTTTCTTGAATTCTTGTTGTGCGTAATCAAAATTAGTATCTCTGGCATCAGTACGTAAGGAGGGGTACTTTTCTAGGAGTGCCCCGTTATCCACGGACTCTTTAAATTCATCTCTAAATTTCATTGACCACTCTACAGCGTCTTTATGGACTACAAACTGACTCAGTGGGTGATTGAATTTCTTAAAGTTCTGGTCTTCTAAAAGCCCAAAAACCAGCGCTGATTCTACAAAGCTAAAACTTTCACTATCCATTGGGGGTCCTCTCAACTACATATACTTCTCGTCCTGCACTATTTATAATACGAAATTTTGCGGGGCTTGTCACTACATAATTTAAGCTGTAAGTCTGTGCCTCACGGACACCGCTGAAAACNCCGTGATCCCACAGTTCTTGGGATTGAGGTGTTTCNCCTTGAAGATGACACAATAAACGTACTTTATCCTGAGGGGGTAACGTTATATCTGAAATGTTATTACGTTGTACCGGACCCCTTTTTCCCTGACGCCTTCTTTTTTGGCGGGGAGTTCGCGAGTTTAGTTTTGACATTTAGGGATTTCTCCAATCGCATAATTAACTCATTTTGAGTTATGGCGTCATCTGCGGTAGGGAACCACTTGTTCTCTACATGCATAAGACGTCTCCAAGTAAGCTTATCATCGGGAGTCCCTTTTGTCAAAACTAGGTAATACAGATCGGGGCGTTGTACATTAGGTAAGTAATTCCAGTGGCCCTTCATTATATAAGTGGCTTTAATTTGCCGTTGGCTGTCCCTCAGACCGACATACAGCCCGCACAGGGTCTTGTATAGTCCTTCGCCCTCAACCACCTTTTTGATGGCGCTTAGTTCGTTACCGATAAATCCGTGGGGGGTGTACTCAGTATCGAATTTCTCTTCATACCACCCTTTATACAAATCAAAAATATCTTTAGATGTAAGTTGTTTATTCGAGGGAGCCATAATAATTATTGAACTTTTCTTTTAGTGCCCTTTTGATCTTATACAAGGATACTCCATTAATACCTTTGCCAATTTCAGTATTAGAGAATCCGGTAAGTCGTTTAACAAGATAGTCGGATTCCTCATTGGAGAGGTCTAACACCTCTAGGTCGATCTTATCAAGCACGGCTTCAATGTCATCAGTGTCATCTTCTACCTCATGTCCTGAAAACTCCCCATCACCTGAGTCAAAATTTTCAGAAACGCCTAAGCTCACCATATATCTGGGTCTTCGAGCACTTTTAGTATGTAATGTACGTATAGTATTTACCATACTTGTATGAAGATAGGTATGGAAACTTGTTTTCTTGCTTACATCAAATTTTTCAGCAGCTTTTATGATTACTATTCTAAGTTCTTGGGCTAAATCTTCTCTATCAAAGCCGGGGATGTACGTGTTGTTTACGAAACGTTGTACCTTAGGCTCCCACTGCTTGATTAATTCGTCGTTTATTATCAATAGCTACCTCTTTATTACGCCTAGCAGTATAGAAATGATCCTTAGAACAATATATTCCTTTATAACGTTCTTTATGACCTCTAATAATTGCATCCCTGTGTCTATAAAAGCTAATTTTACACCAACTACACGTAACTTGCAAGTATTTAAATGCAAATTTACACTCTTCTGAATGCCATCTTCTGGCATCTTGTACTTGTTCTCCACATATCCTACATCTAGGAATAGGTCGGAGACGAGGAGCCTTAGTTATATACCCTCTACGAGATAACATATTATGTACGTTCTGTCGAGTCGTACCTACCAATGAAGCAATTTTTGAAGTTGACATAAAAGGGTCACGTTCCTTCAAACGAACGACCTTATTTTTATTCTTCATTAGAAGTCATCTGTGGAGAGTAGACTTTCTTCGTAAGCTTTGACGTTACCAGTTTCTAAGGCTTTCCACTTAGCTGCTAATTTAGCAGCATCGACCGTCCCTTCGTCTATTCTAATAATAAATGAAGATGCAGCAACAACCCTAGCCCATTGTGCGTCTGTAAACGATACTGTTACATCTGGCATTGGTTTGTCTCCTTTAATTCTTTAATTTCTTTACGTAATTTAGTAACTTCATCTAACAACATAACTGATAAACCATGATATTTTATTGATTCAGCCTTACCCTCTTTATCGTAATTAATTAACTCTGGATAAACTTCATCAACTTCTTCGGCAATTAAGCCAATATCTGGGCCATTATCTAGTTTATAATCATAACTCACGGGTCTTAACTTGTCAAGTTTTGAAGAATCGTATACTAACTCTTTTACATTATCTTTATACTGTATAGAACTAAGTTTTTTCGCTATCCGACCCCCCGCAGTTATAATTAAATCTGTACCTGAGGCGGCCGATGAATTAGAGAAGTATATTGAATAACCATAAAATGTATCGACTTCATAGCTTCCTGACCCTATGTTATACCCTGACCCCCCAGAACCATCAACAGCAGGTACTAGATCACCGCCTGTACCTATTGACCATCTAGCAGTACCGCCAGTAGCAAACCCTATTACGTTTGCGCCGCCTGAGTACATCCCAGTATCGTAGTCACTGTTAGACCCATCAGTGTAAAAAGTAAAGGCGGGACTAGCTGCTGAACCAGCCCCAGCGTTGTGGTAATATGAGAATATACCAGATATGGGGCGTAATGCCCACGTTCCACCATTATCATATGAACCTATATAATTATAAGAATCTCCCTCAGTACCATCTATGGTAGCGTTTGATGGATACATATGCTTACGATATACACCCCCACCATCTGCTCCTACGTTGAATTGCCAATAATCAGCGTCTGTGTCTTCCATCTGTAATACACGACCCTTACCATTCCAAAGCAAAGCCCCACTATCCTGATACAGCATGTACTGGGTCGTAGTGCCTCCGAAACTAGGGGTGGATGGGGTTTGCCCATTAAAATAAATACCTTCTGCCACGCCAAGCTGCTTGAATCGTTCGTTCTCATCCGGGTCACCTAGATATGCATAACCATCCCACAGGGGTTTGATGTAGCTAACTTTATTTGCGGCTTGTGCGCCAAGTACAAAATTATACCCAATATTTCCAGTACGAGTAGCAGTGGTAAGGTGAAGTTCGTTTACGCCCCCAGTCCCTGTTTGGTATGTAAAAAGTTTTCCCATGGATGTACTGGCTCCAGCAAAAAATTCTAACGTTGCGGAGTTACCAGAGTCGCTTGTAGCAAAGTCATGAAGCTCTAATCCACCTTGATTGAGCGTAACTCGCTCATTAGAGGAACTGGGACTAGCGGTAGTGCCATCATATATGTGGATACCTGACCCATCAAACATTGAGAGCTTGTACCCGTTAACGGTCGCATCGTAAAAGCTTAACCCTGTTCCAGAAAACGCCGATAACTTGTTCTGTACATTAGCGGTAGTTGCTCCAGATACGCCTGTTTCTGCTTTATAGAACGTTAGAGCCGTCCCTGTGTACTGGGCTTGTATTAGAGAGGTGGCATCCCCGTTATAAAAGTTTAGGGCTTTGTTCGCAACGTCAAATTCAAACCATTTCCCTGTGGTATCTGAAACACTGTTACCCGTGAACCCTCTAAACCAGTGTGATGTACTTCCGTCTGCGGGTTCAGCGGGGGTGAAAAATTTGAATCTTTCGTTTGCTGTAAGGTCTGATCCTACGTTCAACATGTGCTTGGCTTGAATTCCATCTATGGCAAAATATTCGCCGGTAAATAACGAGGCAACACTTTCTTCGGTTGAGGCTGGTCCTTCTATAACAATGGTACTACTAGAAGTATCCCAACCAATCTGGGCTTCTGTGGCAGCCCCATCTGCTGACCCACCAGAGTCAGTTGCAGTTGTAATTACACCAATTTTTAATTTTGTTCTGTCGGCAGATGACCAAGCCGCAGAGGTCATAATATCTAACTGAGTTTCCGAAACATCTGGTTCAAAATATAATACATATTTAGTACCGCCCGCCGTTAACACCCCTCCGTTTACAGTAGTGGTGTCATTTGCGCCAATGGAATATGTAGCTTTTTCAACACCATCAATAGTAAGATTATCGTTAATGTAAAGTACGCCCGCTGTCCAATTCATTGTATTGTGTCTAGTGCCATCCGGAGATGATTTAGCCCCCGGTGAAAAATTCACGACATATTTTGCTGGAACGTCCCCTATAGAAACTGGAGCACTAGTCCCCACATCAACTGCTGAATGGGTAGCATCGGATGATGCGGATTCTGCGAGCGCAGTTGGCACACTTCTCTCAGCAGTCCCCTGAGTTTCCCATGATGTGACTGTCTGACTACCCATATTCTGACGTATCATAACCTTAGTGACAAGATGGCTCTCCCCTGATACACCTTTCGGAACACACTTAATATAAACCTGATGCCCTGCACGTACACGAACTTGCCACCTGTAATAGTCATCTACTGCCCATGACCCTGTGTTCAGGGTACATGTAATGACCCCTCCATCTGTTAGACTTGACGCATACCCATAAGCAGTTATAGTACCTCCAGTACCAGATAATTTAAGGAACGTAGCACCAGTTCTTACACCGAACCATTCCCAATCGACAGCCGAGTCGTGTAATGTGCTACCCGTAGTACTACTGGTAGCCTGACTCTCTGCCCAATAATAAGGAAGCTGAGAGGTAGTAAAAGACATTCGATCAGGTACATTTTGTCTGCCCTCAAAAATTGATGCTAATTTAGTACGAATTTCATCCGCATTTGATTCTTTATTAAAACGAGATTTAATAGTTTTTGAGACGCCCCATACAGCCTTGGGTTCGTAAACAAATTGAGAGCCTATGGTGGCGACAGAGGAAAGCGTTATCGAAGCCCCACTACCATGTGAGTCCGCAGATAAGGTCTCGCCAGCTACTAGGGCGTGAGAGGTCCGATCTGATAAAATCATATAACCGGGGAAAGTACCCCCGGACTCTACGGACATATATTGAATTCTACCAATGACATTACCACCGGAGTCTACTAAATTAGATATCTCTGTACCGCCAGTTCCTACCTCGGCGTCAAACCCTATTCCGTCATACTGAGCCGGTGCCATGCCGCTTAAAGCCGTGTAATGTATTATGGAAAATCTTTTAGAAACACGTTTACCTGTCTCTTCATGATAATAACTTGCTATAATATCAGTGATTAACTCTCTGTTGGCTGAACTAATGTCTAGTGTGCCCATCATAATGTGTTTTTGACCATCTTCTACAATAGTTGCGCCAGAGGGCTTTTCTATCGTCAGGCCATAGGTTTGAGGATTTGCATCCCCTGAGGTACCAGCTTCCTTTGCGGGCATTCTATTTCGTCCGTAATATGTGAAGAACCCCGCAGGATTATGAGTGGTAGCGGTACTGGTGAAATTGGGGTCAACGTAATACATGTAACCCCGATCTTTCGCAGTTAGAAGCTGATCTTGCAGGGCTTCTTGTAATATAGCCGACAATATGGATATTTGACTACGACCAGCTTTTACTACTTTGGTAGTATTAGCACGATCAAAACTTGAGGTTTCAAACCTATCTACGTCCCCAGAGTCATTAGTAACTGAAAGTAACGACGTTGGTATGTGATTACCTATCCAAGTTGAAATCAGAGTGTGGGCTTTAGGAGCAGCAATACTATCTGCGTCAAGGTCTAGATATTCATTTGATAAACTGTACAGCGCATCATAGCATACTATGTCAAGAACTTCTCCATACGGAACCTGAAATTTCTTTGCTATACGGAAAATTTTACCGCTAAAATATATTATATATCTAGCAGGGTCTAAAATTCTAATGTTCATAAACTCTTTAAGAACACTATTTGTGGCGCTAGCCGCAAATATCCCATTGTTTTTAAGGTCAGCTACTTTTATCCTAGCCATCTGGGGGTTGAATAGAGTGTCGTTTATTTCTAATTCAAGAACTAAAGAATTACCACTAGTAGTAAGTGCTATCCAGTTGGAACCATCAAAATATTCTACCTGTAGTCTTCCGGGTGCTTCAGCCATTATCTACTCCTTTCTAAGCATACGAATCTTGGGCAAAATCCCCTGCCCGTTTTGTAACAAGCAGAACTAGAGTGGAGTCGTACCTGTCTTCTTTAGAAGGGATAAGGTTTGTAGTAAACTGCTGGATAGCAAATTCATATTGTTCGTAATTATTGTCTTCATGTAATAACATCAAGGTTAATTTAGAGGAGTCGTCGTAACCATTCTCTGTAACAAAAGTTTCCAAGTCCTGCTTGGTAGGGACTTTATAAGTGGTGCCGTTTCCCTTGGATGGACCGGTTATAGTTTGATTTGTGATTATTTTGTCAACTAGCAAACTTAGTGTTATCGTGGGGCGAACCATATTAAGGTCTAGTAACTGGGGCGTGGTGTTAGGTATAGCAATCTGTATTGGAGATTTTCCTATCTGGTGGGCGATAGAAAGTACTTTTAGTGCGTATCTACGTGCGTTACCATCGTCTTCTCCATTCCATATTAAACACATTAGTTCTTGTTGGGCCACAATTATCCTCTTTTAGCTTTCATAATTAAGATAAACCTATCCCCACGGACCAGACCCGGTGAACGCCGATGGATTCTCATACGAATACGTCCCACCCGGTGGGGGGTTGTTCCTCACATCGTACACGGCGGGGGTGTCGCTTCCCAGCATCGGAGTCCAGTTACTAAAGTCTTGATGCGGAATCAGTTGGTAATCTTTGTCCAGCCACCCTCCTATATTCAAGAGGGGATTCGATTTCGCAGCTTGTCCTATCCATGATTCTTGAATCGGTATAATCAGGCCTCTTATAAAAGAATTGATCGTATCAATAAAGCCATTTACTATACCATCCACCATATTACGCATACCTTCATTAATAGTCTGTTTTACGTCTTCGGTCAAAATGACACCTGCCCACACATCCATGTGCTGTGCTGGCTGGGCCGCCAACAGAAAAGCGTTGACGAATTTCCAAAAGCCGGTTTTACCAGCAAACCATTCATTCCACGTGTCGTTCAACTCGTCCCACATGTCTTCTACATACGCTTCAATTGTCGATTTAGTCGCCTCATCAACCCCATACTCATAAAACATTGCTAATACGGATATGCCTATCGCTGCGATAAGCGCAACCCAACCACCAAAAAACAGCCCAATAAGCATTGGTACTCCTATTACCACTATAGCAATGGCTAGCTCTACTAAGGCTTTCCCTATCTCGCCTTCATCCCATGCGCGCTGAAAGTCCATTACTGTAATGACAATCGAAAAAATCAGTCCTGCTATCCCTAACGCTTTTAATACTGGTTTTGTTATAGCAAGGAGTCTTTTACCTATGCCTATAATTGCTTCACCCATTATCGCTTTAAATAACGATTTGAAACCGGTGAGCATCGACCCTGCCACCCCGCGAACTGTCTTTAGAGAGTTTTTAATAGGATTAAGTATATCATCGTTCGAGAATACATCATCGAAAAAGTCTTTAAGTTTCCAGTCTCCTATACCACCCACTTTAGTAGCAAATGCTGACCCAATTAAAGCCCCAAAACCTGATAGGCTTACTAATTGGAAACCCCTTGATACCAAATCAGTTGCGTTTACATCTATGCCAGTAAGTTTGGATGATATCTCAGCTAAATGGTCTAAACCATCTTTTGCCCACTGTACAGCCTGTTCAGACCACTGAGCAATTTTAGGAATCCAACTAGCCACAATTTCTACCAGTCTAAACAAATAAGGTGCAAGAGGGGCTAATATGACGTCAACAAGCATTCCGATAAGCTGGAAAACAGAACCTAGGAACCCAGTAAAAATCTGTGACTGTTTTAACATTGCTGCGAGGCTGACGTCAATTCCTATGAGTTTATTTAGAGATTTTTTTTTGTCTTTTTTATCCTCTTCTTGTTCCTTTTTACCGTCAGGTGTTCCACCACGCGCTCCTCCTCCAGAGGCGACGCCCATATGCCCTGACGCTTCGCTCGCCACAGTAATTAGGAGGGTTTTATTATCCGTACCGCCCATTACCATTTATTTAGCCTTCCTTTCATTTTGTTCTTTTTCCGACATTGCCCCCAAAGAAGCAAGCAAGTATGTTAATTCAGACTCTGTTAATCCCAAGATATCTTTGTACGACATTCCCAGCTTCAATAGAGAAGCTACTAGAGTCCAGTGAGCGTACAACACATTTTCCGAGTCTGTAACCGGTATCCCCGTCAAATATCTTAGGATTCTTTTTTTATAACATCTATTTCTGTCATTTCATTAGTAAATGCGTTAGGAACCAACTGTTCTAATGCAGTCCCTAATGCCCCGTCAATTGAATCTAAGAACTCGTCTGTTATGGCGGTTACCCCATTTACAAACCACGGAGCATCTACAACAATTCTTTTTAAGACTTCACGTAAGTATAACCCTGTATTGAGTTCTGGTTGTCCTGTTTTAGTGTCAAAGGACATACACTTTGTCGTGATATCACTTTTTTCAAACCATGGAAGTTGTCGTGTAGTTATCATAAACTTATCTTCGTTTATAGAAACTTCCATTTCTGAGGTTGCCCCTTTAGTTTGATATTTACTTACATCAAAAGGCTGCGCCGCCGGTACTTTTTTGTTTGCCATCTTTACCTTATACTCCTTGCTAGTTCACTTTATCGTTTATGGATACACTGGTTCCCCATCTGTAATAACGATTTTCATATTTCTTGCTACACAATCTATAGAGGTCTGTAATGTGGCTTCTTCTGATATATCATGAGGGGCACCCCGTAAGAATACGCCTCCTTGAGCTAACCCTGTAGCTGCGGTGGCATCTCCCGGTAAATCTATTACCATAGTGTCATTAGTGCCCCTAACAAATTCTAGACGTACATTGAAACCTTGAGACCCACTACCATAATTTCCCTCTAATAATAGTTGTTTATAAAGTTCAAGGGCACCACCTATGCTATTACCTGTGGTTGCCTCTGAATCGTTAAGTGACACGGTTGCAGTGAAAGTATATTCACGACGACCTTCACGCATTTCACTAGGTCCACGCATTCTCCCGTTCCCGAATCGAGAATTTATGTAGTACCTCTGCTCTACTGCATTAGAAATGCTTATAGAGAAATCTCTAATCCTAGCGAATTCCTGACGACCTGCATCCCCTGCCCCTCCAATGTAGACGGTTCCCTCAGAGAAATAATATGGATCAGTGGTATTGAAATCAATATCAGAATCTGTGATATCGTGCATAACGGTGTATCCGGGCATACCTGCGCCAACCGAGTCCCCGCTGTATAAAGAGGTTCCTACAGTAACTTGATCCTCTAAGTTGTGGATAGTCCCCATGAAATTGACTGTATCCCAACCAACCATTAGCATTCCGCCTTCATCAGCGGAAATAGTCATTGAGTCTACCATACCGCCCACCGAACGCCTAATAAATGCGTTTCCTGCATCGGAATCTAACATTCTAAGGTGCCACGACATTGTTGGAAGCAAGTTTGATTCCGTAATAACGTGCTGATATACACTAGTGGTCTCATCGGTAAATGGAATTATGAAAGAGTTATCCGAATAATCTTCTTTTAAGGGGGTTTCAAGGAATATATCAGTC